CGTATCTCCAAGCGCGTACGAACTTATTAATCAAAGAACGCGCGGGTGCCCCGCTGTCGGTCAAGTAACCGGCGACACGCAACTACTGCTTGCGTGGGGCAGCCTTTCCGGGCTGCTGTGGTGGCACGAAAATCCGGGGGACGCCGGATGGGAGTATGGGGTAGCCGAGATTCAGGTCATCTCGGGCGCCGACGAAGAAGAGCCAGGTCGAGCCGCCAAATGAGGATGCCTCCACACTGGGGACCAGAGCCGACTCGCCGTCAAAACCTTTGTCATCTGAGCAGTAGAAAGGCTGCTTAGAGATCTGAGGAATGGTCAGACGGTAGACGTCGTCGTAGGGTTTTTGGTAGTCGGTTCCATTCCACTGGAACTCGCTGCCACGGTTGGTGACCTTTAGCCATTGCTGGCTGGCAGGGATCGAGTATCGGCGAATTTTATATCCGCCCGCGCGATTAATGAAAGCCGCGCGCCATGCGCCGAAGATGGTTCTTCTCCAAGCGCAGTACCATGAATACTCGTCCCCCGCCGCATAGGGAAAGCTCTCGTCCATGACTTCGGCTGGGAAAATGTTGTAATTCAGGGGGGCAGCCAAGCCGGGGTCTGGGATGAGAGTGTACCTTTTGCAAAGGTCCGTGATGGGGCCCAGGATTTCTGTATTGCAGAATCCCTGGTCGACATCAGCGAATGCCTGTTCAACAACCGGGGGGAATGACCTGAGGAACTCAAGGCCAGGGGAGGCCTGGGCTTCGAGTCCGACATCCTCGGGCCAGGTGAGAGTGGTGGGAACGGTAGGCCATGCGAATTGAGTGTCTTCGCCGGCCGCTACCCAGACGTTACAGTAGATCGTGGGGTCTTCTGTCGCCTCCGTCGTAGCTATGTGGGAGTCCACATAGACGCGGATTTTGAGTGGGTATTCCATCTCCCACCACTTGTCGGACAACCATGGAATGTACATCGTGTCAACTGTGTCTCCTTTGACATTGATGATCTTGCTGATTCCATAGGAGTAGTCGTTGTCAAACGTAGTGGGGAAGTCAAGATAGTTCGCAATTTGAACAACGACGCGTGCGCTGATGAAGGACGAGGTGAAAAATTGGAGCATCACCTTGCAGCCGCCGCGCACAAGCGACGAGCAGCAGAGAGCGTAGTCGAAGGGAGTGCGAAGAGCATCCCCCGGCAACCCACGCTGACAGATCGTCAGGTCGTGGGGCGTAGAGTCGACGATGACGAACGTGCCCTTGAGGCCCGGGATTCGGGCATAGTCCGAGACTGTCCAGTTCTTGGACATGGGCATCTTCTCCGAGGCCGGATCGAGATACCTTGCCTTGTAGATCGAGACGCAGACGTTGGAATCTGGTATGTCCGTTGCATACATGTCTTTGCTCTGTTCCAATATCATAGGGGTCTGGGGATCGACGGTATCGGGCTTGTCGAGAAGGGCTCCGAACAGATCTCCAAGGCCCGAATTGACCAGGCCCGTCACGGCAGACGCCGCTCCATCTATGAGATTCATGGGAACGGAGGCGACGGCGTCCACGACTTCGCCTATGGGATTCTTGGACTGCGAGGTCCCTGGATCATCCATAGCGTAGTCGGTCGGGCGGCGACGGGGCCACTTGGTCTTCGCTGACTGGGCCTCCAATGGTTCAATCGGATAAGCCAGGGCAGTGTCAACGAAACGGCCCCAAATCTGGACGGAGATAGCGTCGGGCATCCCGGTCTTGGCGAGCTTGAGTTTGTTGAGAATAGTGATCACTAGCCAGACAGGGTGTCCGTTGATGTTCATGTCACCGTCACCGTGGAGTTTCTTCCAGGGATAGGGCCATGTCCACTTCCATGTCTTGATGACTGACTCTGCCGAAGAGGCGGACAGGATGGTGGGATCAAGGACAGCCAGCTCAGAAATGTTGGAGCCGGTAGCATTCGATGGGTACAAGTTGACCATGAGAGAGCCGTAGTAGAACTGATTGGTGTTGAGGCGAACGGTAATCTCGAGGTCAGCATGGTAGTACTGGAAGAACTTGAGGACTTCTGCATTTCGAAAGTACTCTCTGAGAAGTTTGTCGACATCTTCAAAATAAAGGACACCATCGGACGATTCCGTCCAGGTGACATTTAGGAGATGGACCATTCGGTCCAGGAGCTTGTTCTCCTTAAAGTCACCGAGAGAGTGTGCTGTTGAATTGTATCCTTTAATCTCGGTCTCGGCCACCTCGCCTACGTCTCCGAAAGACATAGTAGGCGTGGTGAACGTAGAAGTGTCGGCAGGGGAGGTCAACTCTTGTGGGGCGGTTGACTGTTGGCCCACATTGAACTTTGCAGTTGTTTCTGTAGCAGATTAAAAGCCGATGGAGCTCTGCTAGACTCCGTGGGCCCCCCCTTACGGGGGGAGTTAGGCAGCCATGGATGAGGAGGCCGCCTAAGGCCTCACTGCGGTCAGCCTCCCGCAGGTTCATGGGAGGAGCAGGGTTACGCCCTGAAGCGACTGGTTTAATCGCGGCCAGTACCGCGGGTGATTTATAATGCCCAACCACGGGCGAGCCGGTTCACTCGGAAGAAGAGTAGGCCGGGAGGCGGTCCTTATGGGTCATCGTCCAGGTCTTGAACGACAGGGGGCGGGACAACCGGGCAGCCTCACGGCGATACCAGGCGAGGACGGCTTCGTAGACTGGGCGTCCATGGTGATACGACTCCAAAAGGACGGAGTCTGCCACGGACTGAGAGACCACCTGGTCAAGGTAGTCAGTCGAGGACCAAGCCACGGCATTATAAAGGGAAGCGCCGGCTAGGGGGGCCAAAACGCGGCCCACTTCCGGGACAAAACGTCGCTTAAGGAAAGTGACGTCAGCCCAGGAGAGTCCACCGGTTCCATCTTTGGCGCAATTGGTGTACGTCATACCGATCGTGGACTTGGCCCAAGCCCCGATATACTCCATGGTATATTCGGGGTATTCATCGGGAATGCCAGCAACAGAGTCATCACCGACAGCCGTGAATCCGAGAGACGAAAAGTCCCCTTTGGGATAGAGGCTGCGGAAAGAAGACTTGTGGACCCACCAGTTGACGAAAGTATTAAATATCGCCGTGAGGAAGGAGCCACTAGACGTGCCGCAGAGGCGCATGAACACCAGCCGGCCACAGACGTGCCATCCATTAAAGGACGAGTCGAGGGCCGCTATTATGACCTGGGGCGGAACGCGGTTCATCGCCCACTGACAAAACTCCTTGAAGTCTTCGAGACAGACATTGGGGACTGTGAAGTCCATCGTTTCGAAGTCGCCTGCGAGGGCGCGGCGAGAACCAGAGCCCAGGCGATGCCAGAGCTCAGTCCACTGCTTGGAGTGGGGATTGATGGCCAAGCCGACGGGGCAGCCGGACGGGTCAGACATGAGAGCCTCGACCATATAGCCAAAGACCATACGGAGGGCAATGAGGTTGTCGAGACAGTCCGGAGAAATGGGACGAGTGCTGAACGAGTCGACTTTGGCTCGCGGGCGAAGTTCGTCCTTGAGAAAGAACTCGTAGATCGTCGGGACAACCTCGCCCCTTTGCCAGCTCTCTATGATCTTCTCGACGGAACGTCGAAGAATGGGATGGGGCTGGCGAGCATCTGGATCGCCGAAGAGGGCCTCGCGATTGAAGCCGAGCTTCTTAAAGCGGTAGCCGACCGAGTTGTGCCGGTCCATAGGTGCCAACACGGAGTTACCGTAAATAGCATCCTCGATGGAAACTATGCGAGGGAAACTCGGATCGTAAGTCTTAGGGACAAAGTCTTGGAAGCCATGCATCGGCGGGGGGCTAGGCAACCCCTCCGCCTTCTCAAGCTTCCGAAGGGCGTTAGCGACGGGTGAATGGACCACGCCGTCTATTGTCTCAGCCTTGAGCTTGGCCGGGAGATGGTCGGTCTGGGGGAAGGGGAAACCCTCCATATCGTAGTCGGTGCGACGGATGGCCGTCTCAGTGGGCATATAAGACGCCTCACTAGGATTGAGGTAGCCCTGAGCTAGGGCCCCTCGAATACACTGACCTGCAATGAGATTCGGGAGAGGTTCGGGGATCTCTTGACAGAAATCTTGGACATCATCCCTGAGGACCATGACGGCGTAGGCCGTATTAGTGCGGTTGCGACCGGCCATATGAACACCGATGATCTTATCATCACCGGTGACGTAGACGGTGCCGCACATGCCTTTCTCGGCTCTGACACCGTTGAAGCAAAGGTCTACTTCAAAGGCATCATAACCGGGGACGCTGACTTTCTCGGGGGGAGAGAGGTTCTTGGGTTTGCCAGCGTACTCCCGGGTGGGGACGTTCGTAGGCTCGTCCGGGAGGATGTGATAGCACAGCTGGTCCTGGCTGAAGGCTTGGGCGAAGTGCTTCACGAGAGAGGGGAGCTTGGGGAAGCGGGGAATCTCAGCCATGAGGATATCACCTCCCATCCAGCGGTAGCGGACTATCTCTGACCAGCGAACCCAATGTTTGACGCCACGGTCAATGAGGATCAAAGGGTCCTTGACCGGGGAGTCAGACGAAAAGATCGTGTGTCCAGGGATAAGGGCTACGTTGCCGCCGATGAAAATGCACCAGGAACTGCAATCCGGGGGGATCGAATCACGGGCAATGATCGATGGAGTAACGTCGGGGGGAACGTGGTAACTGGAAATGATCTGGGAATTCCGAGAAACCTTGAGGGCAAGTCCGCCGGCGAACGGGCCGCCGGCCCTAGGAAGGCCGGACTGGCCTCGGGTCTGCTGGACTTGTTTCCATTTCTGAGAGCGCGGAGTAGCTCGGGAGAGCTTCTTGGGGGCCACACGCGTGGGCTGACTTCGGTAGAAGTCTCCTTCGGAATGGGACTCAATGGGGTCAGAAGCCGATCGAGGGAGGAACTGACTGAGCGTGGCGCAAAGAACAGTGACAGCCAGGCCGACCAACGCTAGGGTAGAACCCAAAGCAACAGTCATACTTGTCTGTGACTTGACTTTCTCGTATGCCTCCTTGATGGGGAGTCCAAACTCTGGGGCCAGGGGGGTGTACTTGGCACGCAGGGCCCAATCGGAGTAGGACTCGTCCTCGTGGGGCTGTTCGAGAAAGCGAAAGGGAGCCACTTTAAAGACCCTTCTCTTTATCCACTCTGGTAGACAGTGGAGAGCGTGGGCCTCGTTGTCGAGAAGGCTATAGCGGAATGACTGCCAGACCTCTCGGATGTGGCTGCGGCCGTGAGCCACTATGGGATTGCACGTGGGGCAAGAATCCTTAGGGGGCCAATGGGCGGGGCAGGGTCGGTCAACGATTCCCTTCTCCTTGTCCTCTTTCTTCGTCGGAGCGGAGGAAGGCTTCGAAACGGCTGAGGAGTCGGTGGGGATATCGTCCAGGGGGATGTCAGTCATCCCCCCGAGTTCAGAGCCACGGGGGGCCTCATAATCGCCTTCAAAGTCGGGAACGACTTTATCATCGGCGAGGAAAGGCTTCTCCTCGAGGCGCATTTTGACCAAGGCAGCGGCCAGGGAAACGAGCTCATTGAACGAAACGTGGGTTTTCACCACGCCGTGGACTGTGAGCTTGCGGCCCGGGTCAATACGAAAGACTGGCGCGTCGCGGTCCATGACGGGACTAAGCAACTCAACGGACACCGCACGGCGATCAGAGAAAGCCATGGGGTCTGTAAGGCCGAGGTTTTCACCTCGGAAATCATTAGTCGGCTTCATGTTCGTCGTGGTGACGATGAGGGGACTGTCCATCCACAGAGCTCCCTTGAACTCGGGAGTTGCGCTGAGCATCGCATAAGGGGCTGTGCTAACAGCGTTGAGGATGAACTGGGCGTTAGCCCTACGAACATCGGGATCCTTAGACGTCATGAAGTCGTCTATGGAAATGCCGAACTGTTGTCTGTAGTTGTCGTGAAAGACATCAGTAGAGTTGGGGGCATAGCGGTCGTGGGATGCGAACTTGCCGGGGCAGCGGCTCACCTTTTGGGAGGCCAATTTGTTATAAACGGCCTCTATGAGGGGATCTGCTATGGTGGTCTTGCCAGCTCCGGGACCGCCGTGGACATAAACCCAGACGGGGCATGGTCGGCGGGCGCCGGACGTGGCTGCCCGTCGCTGGGAGGTGTGAATCTTCTCAAGGACGGCGCGGCTGGAATTAAAGAGACCAATGTAGACCGGCCTAACCCGAGTCCGGTCGCGGATGATGTCATTGGATATCCTTTTGGAAAAGGTGTCGAGATCTTGTATCCGGAGGGCAAAGTCCGGGGACGTGAGCGTAGACATGTTGGCGACCAAGGCGTCGGACTCGAGATCCAACGTCTCACGACGGAAATCTTCCACATCCTGTTCGGAGGGGGTACTGGGGACAGAGTCCCCGGTCCAGGATTCTATAGCCAGAGCAATCCAGGTGCGGAGGTTCTTGTAAAGCCATTCAATGCCTCTTCCTACTGAAACGAATTTACAGAAGGAATTAGCAGAGCCATTAGCAGCCCGCATGAAGGTCTTCAGACCTT